GAACGGTAGGTGGTGCACAATTAACAACTTTAAACGGTGCTTTACTTGCAGACACTGCTGGTACCGGTGGATCAGGAACTACAATTAATGTTGTATCAAATGCAGGGTTTCCAACAGCTGGAACTATATCAGTCGGTAATGAATTGATTACCTACACCGGTAAAGGTGTAAATACTTTAACAGGTATTACTAGAGGAGCTTTTGGAACCGCAACTGCTGGTACTTCAAATGGTCAGGCTCATTCAAATGGTGATTTGGTTATAGATGCTTCAAACTTCACAGGTTTTGGAAGTGCGGTCAAAGCCTCAAACGTAACTCTAGAACCTGGTTTATGGTCTTTAAGTAATTTTGGTCAAGTGTTAATTGCAACAATTGCAAATGGTAAAACTTTTACATGGAATGCAGGAGCTGCATCAGCATTAACAGTAAGAGCATCAACTAGTACACCTGGTTTTTCTACATCTAATAATCCAACTGCAACAAGAGTAACTCTTGTTTCACCTACAACTAGACACTTAATTCATTTAGGTACTGAAACAACTATTGGAGATACAACAACACAAGATGACATGTTTATAAGATTCTCTAATCGAGAAAATATAAATGAATATACACCGGAATTAGTTAACACTGCAGGTACACAAAGAATTCAAGATGGTACAAAAATTATGGGTGCCTTGAAAGCAAAAGAAACAATTCTTGTTTGGACAGATAATGCTTTGTATATTATGAAATTTATTGGTTCACCATTAGTATTTGGATTTGAACAAGTTGGTACCAATTGTGGATTAATTGGTAAAAATGCAGCTGTTGAAGTAGATGGAGTTGCTTTTTGGATGAGTCCTAATGGTTTCTTTATGTTTGATGGTACTGTTAAATCTTTGCCATGTAGTGTTGAAGACTATGTATATGATCAAGCAGATACAACTAAAGGTCAACAAATATGTGCAGGTATTAATAATTTATTTACAGAGGTTGTTTGGTATTACCCATCGACTAGTTCTGAATATAATGATCAGTATGTTGTATTTAATTATGGAGAACCAATGAGAAGCGGAACATGGTACATTGGAACTGAAGCAAGAACGACTTGGATTGATGCATCGGTTTATCAAAAACCTTTTGCAACTAAATACAACTCAACACTTGATGGAACCTTTCCTGTAGTTATAGGTCAAGATGGTTTAGGTCAAAGTCAGTTCTTTGAACACGAAGTTGGAACAGATCAAGTTAACCAAGATGGTAGTACAACAAAAGTTACATCATTTGTAAAATCATATGACTTTGATTTACAAGCAAAACAAACAAATGCTCAAGGTAAATCAAGTGGTCCTAGTGTTGCTGGAGAAACATTTTTAGCAATGAGAAGATTTATACCAGATTTTAAAAATTTACAAGGCAATGCTAAAGTAACACTGGGTGTTAAAAGATATCCTCAACAATCAGATACAACAACAGCGTTAAGTCCCTTTACAGTTAATTCAACTACTGATAAAAAAGATACAAGAGCCAGAGGCAGGTTTGTTAATATTAAAATAGAAAATACTGATATTAGTGAGTCTTGGAGATTTGGTACACTTAGAATAGATATACAACCAGATGGTAGACGATAATGGCTAAGATTGTAATTAGACTTCCTGAACCTAAAGAAGACTATGAAGTGTCTAACCAAAAACAAATTAACAGAGCAATTTCCTTAATTGTAGAACAATTAAATTCTACATTTTTAAACGAACAAAAACAAGAACAAGAAAGGTTTGGTTGGTTTAATGGCTAATATATATTTAAATGCTAAAAAAGATTTAACAACTAATACAGTTACTACTGTATATACTGTTCCATCAAATTCTAGAGCAATATTAAAATCTATGTATGTATCTGAAGATACTGGAAATGCAGATACTATTACAGTAGTATTGTTTGCCGGTGATCCAGCAAGTGCTGATTCTTTTAGTTTATATAAAACTAAAGCTATTGGAGCTAATGCAACAGAACAATTAATAACAGAACCCATTATAATGATGGAAAACGAAGTACTACAAGTAACAGCAGCTACAGCAAATAGGTTGCATGTTACGTTGTCTGTGCTAGAAATAAATAGGGATTAAATATGTCATTTATAGAAACAGAAGCATCAGTAAGATACGAAACAGTTAATGGTAAAAAGACAATGATTATTACACCTAAATGTGAGGTTACCTTAACTAATATGAAAACAGGTCAGGAATATATGTCAGACGCAGAATCAGATGCTGATGTAGACAACCCTGAAACAGAGACTAAAAGAGAAGATATACGTAGAGACGTTAAAATAACAGTAGAAGAATTTAATTTAGGAGCAGGTTCTGAGTTGTAAAACTCAGAATTTTTATATAAAATAGAACAATGGCAATTACAAACGCACAACAATACAAACAGATACTACAAAAGGTGAGAGAAGAAAAAGCTTTTGGTGGAGTTATGGGTCTTGATGGTAGACGTGCATACGTTGGTGGAAGTTATGGAGGAGGTTACGGTCAAACTGGTGGTGGACTTGGTGGCTATCAAGGTCAAGGAGATGGTAAAGGTGGAAAAGCCGGAGGCGAAGGTACAGGAATAGATGGAAAAGGTGGTACTGGTGGTGATGGAGGTGGTGGAGAACGTTATCAAGAAGAATTGGCAAGAAATCAATTTGAAATTAATAGAAAATCAAAATTAGAAAAAGAAAAAGCAGACATAAAAGCAAAAGCCAGGGAAGATGCAAGAATCGAACAAGAAAGACTTAAAAGAACGGAATTTGAAAAAAAAGAAAAAGCTAGAATAGAAAAAGCTAGAAAAGAAAAAAGAAGAGAAAAAATAATAAGTCTTGCTGATATTCCAACACCTTTTAATATAGCAAAGAAAGTTCTTGGTCCGGTTATAGACAAAAATAATATAGCGCAAAGAAAAAATTATTTAGATTATTTATCTCGTACGGACCCTGAAAAATTTCAAAAACTATCTAAAGAACTAGTTGATAAAGATTTAGCAACAGCGGATATGTTAGCTTCAGATGATAGTATAACTAGTCCTAGTCAAAGATTTGGAGCATCAGATTTTAAATCAAAATCTCTTAATATAAATGAAAACCTTTTTGGTGGTGAAGATGTTAAAGATGTTTTGGGAACAGGTTATACGGATTATTTAAATAGATTTAATACTGATGGTCCTGGAGACAACGACGGAAGTAATCAACTTCCACCAATTATTTCACAACAACCAATAAGACCTGTAACACCATTACCTGTTGTAGGATCTACTACAAGTAGCGATCCTTTTTCTCTAGCTCCAAGATTCATGGGCTCTACATTTGATTTTAGTGACGATTATGGAAGAACATTAGCTGCAGACGGTGGACGTATTGGTGCTCAACAAGGTGGAATTATGCCTAGATTAAATGAATTAAGTGGTAGTGTTTCTTCTGCAGAAGAAATGTTACAAGAAATTAATCAAAGATTAGATTCAGCCGAATCTACTTTAGGTGAAGGTGTGGATGGAGGTGGAAGTATGTTTGATAGACCACAACTTTCAAGAGAAGAATCAGGATTCAATTTTAATTTTAATACTAATACTAATAATCAAAAACCATTTTCTCCAATTTCAGGTTCTATACAAAACCAAATGCAAAATTCTTTTGGTATAAGAAGACCATTACCAACTTTTGGTATGAGAGGACCAGCTTCACCAATAAGACAACGTGGATTTGATTTTAATAGATTAATAGATGCAGGAGTTGCAGATCCTGTTCGTAATAAACCAAGATATGCATTTGGAGCAAAACCTGCAATACCTTTTGCAGATGGTGGAAGAACATTAGCTGCAGACGGTGGTGTGATGAGGATGAGAAAAGAATATAGAGATTTATTAAAAGAAGATGAGATGGAGGATCCAACTGGAGGGATCATGGATCTTGAATCAGCAAGAGATATGTATTTTGTTGGTGGACTTGTTAAGTCGGTTAAGAAAGCTGTTAAAAGTGCAACACGTGCAGTTAAGAAAGTTGCTAAG